CTCCGACTTCCTCGACAATACCGTCTATATACTCGACTTTGGCGATGAATCCATTGTCTATGTCGGAACAGTATATGAAGTCGACTTCTCCGAACTTGTGCGCCCGGTTATGGTCTACAATGAATAATGGAAATTCCCTTTTCATTCTTCGTCCTCCTCTTCGTCATCGACTTTAACAAGATGTTCAAGATCTTCGCTTATATACCCTTTATACTCCCTTATGGCTTCCAATTCCGAGTCGCTGAGGTCGTCTATATCCTCTATCTCGATAGTATAATATCTGTCATAATCACCATCGAAGTCTATCTCTCCTGTTCTTCCGTTCTCGTCGTCCTCACTAACGACAGTGCCCACTTCGTCTGCAATATAGGGTTTGCAGAACCTCCCATGCTCGTCCCTGTCTTTCGTGAACAAGCGATCTGACAACATGCTACACACATCTGAGAATGTTTCTTCTCCAACAAATTCAACATGACCGGGGTTATAGAATCTGCCACCTCGGCAAACATGAAATGATAATACCATTGTTCTTTTTGTTTCCATATATAAGTAATTTTTATTTATAATCATCTGGCCCATACAGGGGTATAACAATCTTCAAGATTTATGTTATTCTCGATCGCCGCACAGGCAAGTATCCATGCTTGCTTACTCGACATGTTGGCAATCTTGAAACTCGGATAGGTGCATTTTTCATCAATCGTCTTTGCCACATTGGAGGCAAAAACATTCAGGTTGATTATCCGGGACAAGAACCGATAGAACGGGTTGAAATGCAACTCATACGAATTGTTATTATTCCATCTTTCATAGCTAGCAATCTGTTGAAGTCTGTTGGATAATTCCTGAGCTTCTTTGTATTGTTCTGTACCTTTCTGTAACATGACTCTATTTTAATTGGTTACTGTTTGTTTTTGATTACATGGTAAAGATACTCCATTTTATTGTATATACAAAATATTGTAGTATAAATATTTTATGATTTATCAATATTTAACAAAATGAATGATATGGAAAATTTTCCTCATTATTTTATACGATATAGCCTATTTTCGTATAGTTGTGGAAGATTTTCCGCAAAAATGATTGACATAGAATTAAACACGAATGCCGGAGCTTCTCACCCCGGCATTTCCCTATTCATCATTTGCATTTCCGAATATTCATTTGAAATTTATTTTACTTCCTCTACATCGATATATTTTGTCTTGACGTTTTGACTTAATTTTGTAAGACTAACGTATAGTTGCTCAAAGTTACTTGCCGTATTATTTTCCGGGGTTTTAAGTTTTGACATGGTTTCTATAAACCGGGTTACCTTGTCTAAGTCTCTTGTTGTTTCTAATAGTTCTGCCGCCCGATTGAATGCGACGGAAAGAAGTGTATCGGCTGTTTTCTCCCTATCGAGCTTACCCTCACAAATGTTATTGGTAATAGCTATCTCATAACGTTCTTCTTGCTTTTTTGCCAAGTTTTGAATACGTGTAGGATTGCCTTTTTTCCACGTCGAGATGGTCGAAAAAGGAACCCCAAGTAAGGTGCTGATATAGGACGGACGTTCACCGGCCGCAAGAAGTGATAATGCTCTTTGCATGAGTTCCGGGGAATATCGTTGTGTCCGTCTTGGAGTACCTTTTGCTTTTTCGTCCATATTCGTAGTTATTTCGTAATTAACAACATTCTAATATACAAAGATTTGACAAAATATCGCATTTTTGCTCTTCGAAATAATTCGTAGTCATTCGAAATGATTATGGAGTGAAGGTGTCTCCTCCCCATAATTATACTTATTAAACTCTCGCCATCATTTGGTTCATCAACGGATTTGTATTGTTATCTATTTGTTGCTGTATTTGCCCTAACTCTTGCTGTTCATTTCCTGCCGGAACCTGCCCGGCTTGTTGTGCCGATTGCATGGCGGCTAATTGTTGCATGGCTTCTTCCTCTTTCTTGTTTATGGATTGAAGCAATCGATCGGAGAATGGGAATGCGCCGTTTTCCAATAACTGTTTTACATCTATGGCTCCGGCTCGGAACAGTTCCAGAAGTAAATCGTTGGTTACTTGACGGAATGAGGGTGTAGACTGGGACTCGGTAATAGTGAGGTCGAAATGTACATTCTTTACTTTGTCGGGATCGAAGTATTTGGCTTCTTCGCTGTACTCATTACCGGATATGTTTACATATCTCTTATCTGAATAGAATTGTTGTATGACTTGCATGAGTTTGGTGTCGCGTTCTTCCCGGAAAGCGGTAAACGATGCCATGAGATCGACCAGATTGGTCGCAGAATTTTGGGCTTCTTGTGCATATAAAGAGGCTGCCGTATTAGATGACGGGCTTTTCCCTTGCAGTGCGCCATGCACTCCCGAGATTTCTTGAAGAAGCCGCAATTGGAGATTGAGCATTTCGTATGCTCCCACATTGGTGGCATTGGTGCTTATCTGCTGTGGGAGGGCACCATTGGGTTTTGGTTTGAACAATATGACTCCGTTGTATCTTGTCCACTCGTCGGCAATATCTTCGATTGTCATGCCATCGGGAATTTGGTCTTCGGGGAATAACAATACTCCTTTCGCACTTGCTCCCATGATAAAATCTACCATCGTTATCAAACGGTTGATGTACCGCTGCTGGTCTATGACGTCGGAGACGAAGCTATGTACGATTCCTCCGTTAAACGGGTATATGCTGATGGTATAGGGGTGTGACTTGTGCCAATAGGGTGTTTCCATTTCTTGCAGGACGTCCCCATAGGGGGATAGCCAACGGGCATACCAATATCGGTCGATGAAGTTCTCGGTCTCGATGAGTGGTATATCATCTTGCGGTATCCCTTGCGAAATGCCTTGAAGGATTCGATCTTGGTTTATCCTTTGAATATTGGGTAATTCTTCATAATCTATTTTATAGTATGTTCCTTCCAGTGTATCGTGGCATTTCACTCTTAGTTTCGATTCTTTCCTCCATACTTCTATGACTCTACATAATCCATTGTCTCGTGGTACAAGGAAGGACAGGGACTCGTTGCTGCCGGGCATGAGGTCTTGATAGAAATTGGAGAGCGTGTCTTTCGTCGCTGAGACGTATATCTGCCGTAGTTCTTCCGCTCTTTCGACAGAACCATGTGAAAAATTCGCCAAAAGGTCTCCTATGGATATGTCGTGAATTTCTCCGATAATCGAACAATCCCAATAACGGAAATCTTTCATGTTAGTATCGAAGAATATGCGGTTGTCGGGTACGGTCATAACAAAGGCATCTTCCTTGTTCAATGCGGCATTCCACCCATAGTATGATTTATGGGTGACTATTCCAGATATGACGTAATTCTCGAATGTACGCCGGTCGACCTCCCACATTTTATTTAATGAATAGGCATACCGCATGACGATAGTCATCATCTCGCCCAGTTTCTGGTCGTCACGGTCAGAGGCGACACATACAGGCTCGGTTTGATTACTGCCGAACTGTCCTACAACAGTTTTGACGAGCTGACGAATCATATTGTTTTTTAAAGGTACTTTGCCTTGATCCCGAATATATTGTTCCTCACTTACATATTTTCTTTTATCGGAATCATATATAACATCGCCCCATTGATTGCCATAGGTATATTTTCGGCAACGCTCTGCATACATTCTGAAATTCGATAATGAACTCCATGCTTGTTGGGCTTCGAATAATACATCTAAGGCTTTCCCTTCTTTGGCCTTTACCGTATCTGTGATTTGATAGGACTCTCGGTCTGTTAGTTGTGATTTTCTGTATAGTTTCATTGCGCTATCTTTAATTCGTTGATTATATCGTATAATGTATTGTCTATTGTATTTCGGAGCGATGCTATCTCGGCACTTGTCCGAATGGCTTCGTCTGCTGGTAAATCACCAGAAACTAGATCATCTTCCCACGTCTCAGCCATTCCTTCTAACTTCATGAGGTTTCTAATATGGACATTAAGTCCATCATACACACTCTTGTTCAATACTTTATCGGAATCTCTCGTGTTCTCGATAAACTCATCAATAAACAACTCCTTTAACAATTCGCTATCAGCTCGTTTCGAATCTCTTGCTTTATTTGCAAATTCATACCATTTGCTTCTTAATTTTGCTTTGGGGATTCTGTCGTTAGGATCTCCTACCAGCGAACCAACCAAAGGAACCTCGGATATAGAGAAGTCATTGTGATTGCCTTTCAGTTTATCGTAAACAGCCTCTCCCGCCATCACGGATTTGAGAATGAATGAACCGAGACCACCGGTATAACCAAGAGCCAACTGTTGGGCAACTGCCGGATTATTGAGTTTCTCCAAGACGGGGATTTGTTCGAGCCAGCCTTTTTCGGCATAGTTCCCACCTGTCATTTCGTTTATCCATTTCGATAAATTGACAAACACGTCCGATGTATTCCCGTAGGCTTTCCGCCATTCCGGGACATTCTCATTCCACGGGGTTTCCTTGTATAAGGGTGCACCGGTAAACGACTCGTTGGATATCGCATGTTGGGCCGGCTGAGTGAAAGAAAATCCTATGTTTGTCCAGCTCCCATAAGTAAACGGTACAACGTCTTGACCCAATGCCAAAGCGAAATCGAGAGCCGTTATCGGCTCTGTAATAAGCGGGTGAGCCGGATTATAGAACAAACTGTCGTATATCATAACTCCCCAAGCATGAAACGCCCTGAATATCTGTGGAAGCGGAATGGTAACAAACCCTCCCTTTATCATCTTGGGAAATACGAAGTTATTGTACCTTTTGAATGAGGACAACTGATGGTAACTATCGCCCCAACGGTCATCGTCATCGCTTCCCCAAACAGAGGCTATCCATGCTGTTACAAATCCTACCACCATGGGGAATGTGACCGCTAATCCCAAAGTTTTCCACGGGTGTTTTTTAGCAATCTGCCATTGACGGTCTATCCCTTGCAAAGCGGCATTAAGGAACATGACGCTGTCGAATAGCCATTGTACTCCTTCGTGGCTTCCCCGCCGGTTGAAGTTGGTGCTGACATTCTTCGCCCTCGATATGGACTTGTCCATGCTATCGCCCTCTCGAATCGCCATGATAAATTGGTTTAACCGAGTAATATCTTCCGTGATTCTACCCGTATTCTCAACAAATTTTGCTAAACTTTTCCATAGTTTTTTAGGGATTCCTCCTTGCTTCTTTGAGTCGGTATTCTTATATTTTACGGCATCGCTTATGAATTTCCTGTATTCATCGATATTCTGCTCTCCTATATACCCTGTTTCCCCGCCATTTGCTATAAATAGATAGGCCGAGATATTATAATCTTCCTTTGTCATTTTTTTACCCGATTTCATTCGTATCAGAAAATCGGAAATTTCCTTATCGGTATATGTGCCTATCTTTTCTCGTTTTAAAATTACTCTTCTAAGAGCTGCAATGGAATGTAATGCCCTCGAATTGGCACGTGCCGACTCTATTATCCCATGCTCTATGGCTGTATTGGCTGAGGCCGTTCCTAAATCTCTAAGGGCGTTGTTGACGAGGACAAACCCCGGGTTCCATGATGTGACAGACCTTGACATGTATCGATTCAGTCGTGCCATACCTTCGAAAGAAATTCCATCGATATTGAGTGTGCCGTTTAGTGAGTTGGCTATTATCGGATTGGTAAACTCAATCGACACACGCTCGCCGGAGACATATACATCTACTGTGCTTTCCAATAATTGGGCTCTGGTTTTGTGTATAGGGCTCTTTGCCGGTTTCCTCGCTCTCGATATGCGGGCTAATCCTTTTTCTAATTCCTCTGCGGTTGGTATTTCATCGGTTTCTTCCCATATTGGATTCATCTCCCTGTCAAGAATAAGATTCCCGTTTTCATCGACTTTGGCTCTTTCATACTTTTGTCGTATCGAATATACCCCTTTCACGGGTATAATTTCTTCGATTTTCTTGTTTTCTCTCGGTTTCTTGAATAATTTCTCTGTATGCCCGTCTTTATACTTGACCCAATAATAGTCACAAAAATGATTCTTCACGATCCCCCTGCTCAACAATTCAAGTAACTTCCTTTTCATGATGTTTTTCCCGGAGCGGTCTATCTCTGTGGCTGCTATATTAAATATATAGGCAATAGGGTTATCGGCCATACTGGTACGCCCTTCCGCTTTTTTTGCGGCCACTGAGCGGGACGACGGGCGAACATTTGAGTTATATGCCTCGTCCATGGTTTCTCCCTCAAATCCTCTTAACGGGACATAGAACTTGTCTCTGGATTTATATTTATCGGAGGATTCTTTGGACAACAAACCGGAATAGACTGATATATCAAGAATCCTATGTGTGGCATTGTTTATCTTTTGCCATAGGTCTAATGTTTTCTTATTCCCCATGACACTTTCGATATAGTCCACAAAATCCTGCGGGGCATTATATTTTCCGGCATATACCTCCTTGAAGTGCTCGTAATAGCCTGAATAGTCTTGTGTTGAAAGATAGGCTATATAATTTTCTCGGGAATTGGGTGCCATGTTTTTACCCTCGTTCTCTTTGTCCCATCGTTCAAGGGCTTCACGTCGCATTCTCGCATTTCGTTCAATACCGCTTTTTATACGGATATAATCCAATAGTATTTCTTCCCCAATTCCATCTGTATTGGCTGCTTGTGAATAAGCTTCTAGCAGAGGAATGTAGTAATTCCTTTTGTACTCTTCCAGCCTCGATGCCGACACTGCTTCCATTTGCCCAGTATAATCCCATGCGTCCTCTCGATTGTTTATAGATATTCCTGTCTTTTTCTCGATAAGATTTTGCAATGCCTTTAAGGGTTGGTACTCGTCGACCCAAACCCGTCTTGCTCCTCCCCATTTTATTTTGCGGTCTAATATTCCAGTTATATCGGAAAGGATAGAATTGTTTGCCTTTGCATTGGATATATCATCGGAGATTATATCGTTATTGTTGAATATATATATCAAGCAATCTTCCGCTGATTGGTAATCGGGGAAGCTGGCTATGTCGCCCGATATTTTTGCGCCGTATGGTATTTCTGCCAATTTTCTTATTCTATCGGCTTGCTC